CCTAAGAAGTGCATAACATCATGCACACCCTTTTCCAATAATCCATCAAATCTCAAAGCAACCAAACGTTTCAATGCCAAGTGTATATCACACATATTTTGACCACCCATTGCCCAACCATTAAAATGTGTGCTAGGAAATTGTTTAGGATCACAATAGTGTTTCATCTGTGTGTACCAATCATCTGCTTGTTGAAAGTTTTCACCTTGTAATACATTTAAGAACTTACAATTACCATTACGATTTTTCATAAAATAGTCATTGTTAATTTTTGTGCCATCAACTGCTTCTTGATATGAACTGATTTTACTTGCCGCCGCACCCGCAGGAGAACGAGATACCCAAGCAGGTATATCCAATATCATACCATAGTCCATGTTACCATCCATAAACGCCAACACCTGTTCACGTTTCTTTTTGGCTTTAGGGCAATTAGGATCTTTCCAATCGCCTTCCCAAACACCTTTACCTATCTGAAATCCCCCTGAATCACCTAATACCCAATTGTCTTTTCTGTCTCTGTTTCTGATTATATCATCTCTTACAGAAAAATGATCCATGTTTAAATCAGCATGACCCGCCGAATATAGATGCCACTTGTAATAGAAATAAGTGTCTTTGGAACTCATGTAATTCATTCCTTCAACACCATGTTCAAAGTTTTGAGGCACTCTTTCAGGTTTTATATAGTCTTCTTGATGTCTTGCTTTACCAAGATCCCTAGCATAAAAACTGCTTAATGCTGGCAAAAATGTTGCGTAGTCTTTTTGCTTTTCAGTTAGGTTGTCAGTGGGTATGATTTTCTTATCCATATTATCCAAATGCCTTAATTGCTAAAAGTGGAACTAACCAAGGATATATCAAGTGTTCTATCAATTTATAGATCACAAGAACTGTCAGTAGTATAGCCCAAAGTCTAGATGTTTTTGCTTTTTTACTCACATAGGTAAAAACTTTAGAATGCATTTTACCTATTCTATCTATTATGCCTGGTTTTTTCTTTTTTTGCATATTATTTTGTCTGTGCTGGTAGTATGTAATTGTATTCACCAATTCCACTATCAACTGTTATCTGCATTGCTCCTTGATCAGAAATACTCATTTTAACTTTCCCATCAAGACTTAAAATACTGATTACTTGTTGTATCGGCCAACTCCAAGTGTTTTTTAATTCACCTGTTATATCAGATTGAAATACAAATGATCCTGCGTGTGAATTAGCATCACCAAAATAAAACATCAATGTATTATTTTCTGTCTTCACAGTAAACACAGTTTCTTCAACGTGTGCCGCCGCTTGTAATTTTAATCTTTGTATTGCCGCAAGTTTAGGTTCAAAATCAATATCCCAATTGGATCCTTTAAATTTAACAGATTTTAATTTTTCATTAATAATTTCAGTACTCATAAATCTGTAATCATTTTTAAAATCACCGCCTGCATTTTCAAAGTGAATATGCGTTGGAATAGTTTTGCCATTTCTCTCTGCTGACTTAACTTCGATCTTTGCTTCTTTTTGATACTCTGGACATTTCAAGTGCAAAGCCAATTTGTCTAAATTAGGCATACCAAATACACCATCAAATTCATTTACTTTATTATTTGTGTTTGCTGAAAGAATAACTGATCTGTCTTCAGCCATACTTTCTATTTTTGTTTGTTCTTCATTGCTTACTTTTACAAGGCTAAGAAATCCTAGCGAGTGTGTATGTGCAACGATGTCTTGTAAGATGTCTTTCATATTATTATTCTCCTGTTTATTACATTATATTTAGGTTTTGACGAAAAGTCAATGACTAATTGTTCCATCTTGATTTCACTCCAAAATGTTTATAAGCCTTCTGCACACTTTTGGCTTGAAAATAACAATCAGCCAATGCGTTGTGTAGTGACATTTGTATGTCTTTTCTTGGATCTTTTGGTAACATATTGAATAGAGTTCTTGAATCTCTAATTTGCCAATAGTTCCATGGGACCGGTTGTCCCAATTGAGCATACAAATTCTGTAATATGGCGTAATCAAAAAGTGGACCTTGGCACCATAATTCGTCTATGCCTACACACCATTTGTTTAATTGTTTTACCATACTGTTTAATGAAACTCTATCTTCATCTCCTAGTGCTTCATCTCTAATTTTTTCATCTTGTCGACCCCACCATTCTAAAGTGCCTTCATCAACGTGTCGACTTAATTCACTTTGTTCATCTACATCTACTCGTAGGTACAATCCTGCGTGTGGTTCTGAATCTGTGTAAGGATCAAACTTTATAGCACCCAATGTCAATACAGTAGCATCTGGTCTGGTGCTCAATGTTTCTAAATCTATCATTCCGTGTATAGCCATCTATCCTCCAAAATCAAATAGGTTGTTAAATGTATTTTTGCTTTCAGTTGACTTGATATCCCAACCTAATACTCCAAGCAAGTTGCCTAATTTGTTATCAATTATTGTGCTTTCCATTGTAGCATCATCAAATGGCAATTCTTTAAACCATTGTGGAATATGCAATTCGTCTACAGGATATGCAACACTAGTAAAGTCCAATGGATTCTTTTTCAATTTACATACAATTACTTTCATGCCATCCATAATTTCTTGTGAATACTTGTCGCTGTTCATACGTTTAAGTGTGTTCCAGTTGATACTTGCTCTAACGTGTCCAGGCATATTTGCTTTACCTTGACGTGCTTCTTTTTTAGCATATTCGCCTATGTTGTTTGCTCTACGTGGAGATCCTTTCTCCCAGCCAGGTCTAGTTTTAAATTCATTTCTGAATTGTGTGATTTTATCCAACACTTGTTCTTCTGTGTTATTGTTCAGCACCATTAATAATAATTCAGATAAAAAATTTTGAATGTAAACAGGTGTATCTGATCTTTTTAAATCTAATCCCATTGCTTTAATTTTTCCACTTTTGCCTTCTTGATCAGTTCTAAATCCTTCTAAGTCATATATCAATATGGCATATCTTTTCTTTGTAATAAACAAACCTGATGTTGCCACACTTTCTCTACCTGCTTGAATAACTTCTGCTCTTGATCTCATACAATGAAATGCTTGTCCCATAAACTTTTTAAATGAATTGTTCACTTCACCTGCCACTTGATCATACAGTTTCACAACACTTTCTTTAGTCCAAGGAATTTTTCCTTCGTCTATTTCTTTTTTCAATACTTCATATGCTGAAAAGTATGCTGAATCTGTATCACCATATATCATTGCTTTACCAACATGATTGTATTCGCCTGTTATTACTTCATTGATCTTGGATGCCATGTGTTTGGATATCTGTCTGCCCGACAGTGTTGTTGATTGTCCAATACGTTTGTCAAAGAATCTACAACCAGGATTTAGAATAGCACCATACAAACTGTTCAAGTTAATCTTCTTAACCAACTGTCGTTTATCCCAAAATTCAATCTCTGCATCATTCTTTGCCTCTTTGGCTTTTTTCAACATTGCCTGCATTTCTTTTCTTTCTTTGTACCAACGAGCAAGTAGTCCAGGTATTACACCTTCAAACTCACTTGTAAATATTGTTCCATTTGCACTGATCATCATAGGATTGTTGCTGTCAAATACCATCTTGTAAATTTCAGCACCACTCATTACATCTGATTTACCATCTTCCCAATCTACATTAATACTGATATCTTTTCTTTTATCCATCACAGCATCATATTCCAATGATCCAAAATGATTTTCCCAAGCACCAGCAAATGACTTCTTCTGCAATGTCATTTGTTCTTCGATGTATTCGTCTGTGTATGTTGGTCTCAATTGTCCCATCACACATTCTGGAGCCATGTTCAAGGCTCTAATCACAGATGGATACAGTGAATTAATATCCATCGAACCTATCCAACTGTGTAAACCTTTTCTTGGATATGCCACATATGCACCTGCGGCTGTTGTAGAATCTTCATCTCGTTTTGGTCTATTAGGAACTTGCACTCCTCGTCTATGTGCTTCATTTATAATTGCTTGTTCTGTTACTGCCACTGCTCCTAGTGTTGTTTGAAGTAACACAGTGTTGGCGTGTGCTAATTCATTTGAAAGTGCTATGAATCTAAGTTTACGATCCAATTTGTCTAACAACGCAGTATCTTGTCTGTTGTATTCTATAAATGTTCTGAAGTCTTGATTATAAAGTTGATCCAAACTACCTTCATACACAGTTTTTCTTTCACCTATTTCATGTTCACCTATAGCATCTAACCTGTACGAATGTCTTTCTTCATAGGTGTATTTTCTATAAAGTTCTAATGAATCTAAATGCACTCTGCCCACTAGGTCATAAGTTTCCTGTTCTCTACCATATCTTTCAAAAGTTCTTTTCTTTGGCATCTGTTTCCATAAACACAAACGTCTTGTGTCATCTTTACTCATTACCTTTTTAATTCTGTTTATGATGTATGGCAAGTCATAACCTTCTGAATTCCATCCTGATATTACATCAGCATCTTGGATGATATCTAAAAATGCTTTAAGCATATCTGCTTCATCTTTATAAAGATACACATTCTCTATGCCTTTTGTTAATTCTTTTGCTTCTTCTATACCCATTGTTTTAGGAGGTATAGCAAACGTAACCATAGTGTTTAACCATTGCAATGAAACTGTGATTGCTGTGATTGGCATAAATGGATCACTAGGTTGACTGAATCCTTTTTCAGGATCAAAGTCTGCTTCAATATCAAAGAATGCTATATTTAAATCGGGTGCATTTTGATTAAGATAATTTTCACTTAAACATTGAAAGATTGGATTTATGTCTGATTCGAATAAAGTTTTATTTCTATTGATTGCAAGTTCTTTATGAAAATCTTTTGTGTTCTTAGATACGATTCTGTTTAAAGGCTTACCTGTAGTACTCTTGTATTTGCCACCTGGATCTTCGTGATAGAATGTGTATTTGATTGGATATTCTTTGAATACTCTTTCTTTGTTTTGTCTTTCAACAATTCTTATAATATCAGAATTTCTGTCAAAGTATCCGTCTATGTAACTCATTTGTTCTCCTTTTTGTCATTTGTGGCTGACAAAATACCTAAAATCAATTGTGGCTGATATTGCCTTACTTTATATAATATAATAGTATACCTCCGAAACCCATTGCTGTCAATACTAAATTTGTTACAATCAGTGCCGGTTCTTTCCAAAGAATGGATACTATTAACCAAACTATTCCGCCCATTGCCAGAAGCAGTGGACCTGCAGGATATAGTTCAGGAAATCCCGCATTTACGAATGTGCCTATAATTAAAATTGCTGTTGCTAACCATTTTAGGTTGTTGCCTGTGTTTACTTTTTCCATAATTATTTTGTTTCGAATCTATCAAAGACTCTGTTGATCACATTGTTGACTCTTACAAAGTGTGCCGCTTTAGGCATGTCTTTGATTCGTCTTGCTCCAATGTAAGTGCAAGTGCTTCTGACTCCACCTAGTATTTGTTCAACAGTTTCTTTAACTGAGCCTTTGTCTTGTAGTGTTACTGTTTTGCCTTCTACGCCTCTGTATCCGTCTTTTCTTTGTCCATGTGTGCTTAATGCTGTCTGTGAAGCCATACCATAAAACACTCTCTTGCCATCTTTTAACTCTAATTCTGATTCATCATGTCCTGCTAACATTCCACCTAGCATGACAAAATGTGCACCACCACTCAATGCTTTGGCAACATCACCTGGCTGAGTGCATCCACCGTCTGCAATGATATGTCCTCCCACACCATTTGCGGCATCTGAACATTCCATGATCGCTGAAAATTGTGGAACACCTACTCCTGTCTGCGTTCTTGTTGTGCAAACTGATCCAGGTCCAATTCCTACCTTGACAATATCTGCACCTTTAATAATTAATTCTTCTGTCATGTTAGGAGTAACAACGTTACCTGCAATGATAACTTTTTCCGGATACTCCTCTCTAATTTTTGTAACAAAATCCACAAATGATTCATGATAAGCATTGGCAACATCAACTGTAATACATGGAATGTCAGGAAATGCAGACATCACTTGTTTCAATGTTTGATAGTCCTGTGCGTTTTCGTCCCACATCGCTCCTGTACCAACACAGGCAGAAACATATTTGAATTTTAATCCTGTGCCTGCGGCGTTTTTCCAATCATCTATAGTGTAATGCTTTCTAATTACTGTAAGCATTTTAAATTCTTGTAGCACTCTTGCCATTGAAAATGTGCCAACACCATCCATGTTCGATGCCATGATCGGCACATATGAAAGAGTCTTGCCACTGTTTTTAAATTTAAACTCACGCATGATATCTACATCACGTCTTGAATTTAATGTTGATCTTTTAGGTTGTAATAGTACGTCTGAGTAATCTAAATGTATGTTATAATCTATTCTCATATTCCTTCGTCTGTTGTTCTCAACTCATATCCGCCAAAAAAGTCTGTTGCATTTATGGCTCTGTCATCTATCCAGACATCGTACACCGGTTTTTTCATTGTGATTGAAGTGTGCTTTACATTCCAATCCTTTAACTGTTGATGTGTAAGTTCAGTCCAGTCTTTGCCTGAATTACCACCTCGTGCTGTCCAATAATGTATTTCGTTGCCTTTATCGTACAGTGCGTTAAGTTTCGCTATGCGAACAAGGTCTGGCTTACTGTCTACATAGTTACTGTTTTCATTATAACAAATTGTGTTGTCAATGTCAACCATATACTTCATAAGTTGTACACGACTATTGGTCTTTACCAACTGCAATAATCAAGTTTTCTAATGAATCAAAGTCGTCTGAATATTTGTGCCATTCACCTTTGTGAGCAATCTTAATTGCCTTGTTTATAAGTGCTGGTTTGATTTCTAATTCTTCTGCAACTGCTTTCACAGTGTCTTTTAATCCGCCACTTAAATCTTCAACTTCTGAAAGAACGTTGGCTCCTTCATCTATAATTCTTTTAAGTTTTGCTTGTTCTTCTGGACCGTATGTTCTGCCTGCCATTTTGTTCTCCTTGTGTGGTTGTATGGAGCGACATGATGCCGCTCCGATATAATTATTTGCTTTCTAGATATGCGTCTAGTGTTTTTTGAAACTTACCTGCGTGTGACTTCTCAGCCTTTGCAAGTGTTTCAAACCAAACTGCGATTTCTTCAAAACCTTCTTCTCTAGCAGTTCTTGCCATGCCTGGGTACATATCAGTGTACTCATGCACTTCACCTTTCACTGCTGATTTAAGATTGTCTTCAGTTTCACCCATTGGTTCACCTGTTGCAGGATCTCCCACTTCTTCTAAATATTCTAGATGTCCGTGTGCGTGTCCTGTTTCACCTTCTGCTGTGCTTCTAAATACTGATGCAACATCTGGTGCACCTTCAATGTCTGCCTTTTGAGCAAAATAAAGGTATCTTCTGTTTGCTTCACTCTCGCCTGCAAACGCGGCTCTCAGATTATCTGATGTTTTTGTTCCTTTTAAAGACATATGTTCTCCTTCTTATTCGCTATTATACTTAATTTTTTTCAAGAAGTCAAGTGTCTTATTTGGAATCTCTTAATTTATCTTCGTAGAAATAATCGTCGGAATCACCAAAAGTAACTGTGCTTTCATTTTCACAGAAAAACTCTTTGGTGCTGACTTGAAAGTCTGGTATTTTTAATTCTGATGCCGTGAGTGATTGTTCAAACCAAAGCATTCTATTATTTGGTTGTGCAAAGTATTGTCCATTTGCCAATCTACCAAAATTGTGTTGTTTGTGTTCTGAGGGTACTTCGGAAACTCCGGTATTGACGGTGTTGGGATCTCCATGACATGCATCAACAGTGAACAAATATTCACCTTTCATTCTGCCACCACCCTTCAACATGATTTCGACATCACAATTTTTCAACATGGCTTTGGTCCAAACTTGTATATTGGAACTGAATGAATCCCAAAGTTCAAGTGTACCAAGTGGAAGTTGTTCTTCTTCTTTGATGTCTGTGCGCCAAACAAATGCTGATATTGGAAACTTGTCGTAACAGGCTCCATACTCTGGCAAGTATGCTTCAAACATTAATGCTCTACCCTGTACTGATTTAACTGCTATAAGAATTGCTTCTATGAAATCACCATGCCCACGTTGGAAATCGTGTACGTATTCTTTTTTGACCCAACATTTGATGTATGGTATATTTGCAACAAAGTTCAAGACACAGTCCTCTCATGGTTTAAATAATAACTGTGTGTATTTATTGGATTTTTATTTTTTCTT